AGTTCTTTGTAATGTATTAGCAGTCATTGTACCATTAGGAGAAATAACAGTATTTGAAGTTATTGTTGTATTAAGTGTATCCCAATTTGTCCCTGAAAATTGCTCACTAAACAAAATTAAATTTGTTCTTTGTGGCTCTAAAAGTAAACTAGGACAGTTGCTATTTAACCAATCTAATCTTGGTGTATCATCTACTGTTAATTCTTCTATAAGTCCATCTTTACGCACTCTTGTAGCATAACCATTTCTTTCATAGTCAAAATCTCCACTTGCATCATTGGGTAGAATACTATATACTGTACCCTCTCCATCTCCTCCTTTATATCCGCTTGGTATTAGTGCTAATTTAGGTTTACTCATTATCTTTCTGTTAATATTGTTGTACTATTCATATAACGCCATATACCATTAGCATACCAACGTATAGTAATTTTTTCATCAGCATCAATAGGAGCAGTAGTACCAAAATCAAATGTTAATACCATTCCTTGACTTGCAGTATAGCTTAGTGTTTTAGAAGTAACTAAAGTATTTAAACCCTTATATATATATATAGTTCCACTTGTTCCTGTAGGTGTACCATAGCTACTATATTTGTTTGCAGTCATAGTAACACTAGAAACATAGCAATCAAAAGGTACAGGGATAGTGCCATAAGCATAAGGGAATGTAGCAGTCATTCCTGTATCATAAAGCGTAAAAGTCGAAGTATTACTGTGATAGTGTCTCCAACTTATAGCTACCTTATCTTTATGTACAGGGTTTGCTTCTTTAAGCCTGTTAATTTTATTACTATGTTTAGCTTTTACTATCTTACTTAACATGTTTTTTATTTCTGCTTATAATATCACTATAAAACCTTTTAGCTTCTTTTTCGCTTTTAGTTTCTATATAGTTTTTTAATTTATTAAGGTTAGTTTTTTTTACCTTATATCTCATAAAACCCAACCATTAAACGTTGTGTCAGTATCTGGAGAAATATCTTCATTCGAGTTACTTCTATACTCTGGAAACTTTGAATCATTGAAACATAAATAGTCAACCATTCTTGTTGAGTAATAGTTAGCGTATTCTCTTGCTTTCGATACTAAGTAATCAACTTCATTTTTTTCTACATTTTGTGCAGTTTCGCTTGAATGCTTAAATACTCCTCCGTTTTTTATTTGATAAGCAGCAAAAGGAATGTATGTCATTTGAGCAAACCAAATCAAAGTCGGTTGCACATAATTATTTACAAGATCAAGGTAATCTCCAGACAAAGTATCTGCAATGATGTCAGCACTTATCTTATTGTATAAATCAGTTCCAAGAAGATTCTGCACCTCAACTTGCTGTGCTACTTTTATAAATTGTATGAACTTGTCCGTGTCAGTATTTCCATCAATGATGGAGTTCTTAACAAGATCAGTTCTGCTTATGAATAGTGCTGTTGCCATTAGTTTTTAAATTTCATTTTATTCCAATACTCTGCTGTATATCCTTTATACTTCATATCTTTTGGTGCAACTGGAACTTTCTGTGCGTTTGCTTCTGGCTTAAAACCTCTCTTTCTGGCTTCTGTCGTGCTTATTGCATCTCCGAGTCCTTTAGCACCCTCTTTTCTAACGTAAGTCTTTCTAAACCATTTGTGATTACATCTTGCACCACCTTTATAAAGCCATATAGAATAAGTATCGCTTCCATCTTTTCCGAATCCAGCGTTTACTGCTTTGTTTTCCATTGCAACAATGTCCTCTTTTCTGTAAACTTTCTTAGCACTTACCATTTTTGAGCAGAATTGTCTTGAAGTAGATTTTGTTCTTGCTGGTGCATACATATATCTTACAAGAAATTCATTTCCCTCTTCTCTTGATTGCTTAGAAGTTCCATCTTGATCACTCTTTTGATATGGCTTTGCACTTCCAGTGCTTACAAACTCCCAAATCTTAGAAAGCAAACTCTTTTCCTCTGGCTTGTTTAAATCAGTTATAACTTCATCAAGCTCCTCTTCATGCTCATAACTTACCTCACGCTCATCAATAATATCAAAGTCCTTTAAGAGCTCCTCTTCATCTTCTCCGAGCTCAATCAAAGCATCTGCAATATCACTCCCCATTTCATCTGGAAGCTCTTTGCTTAATTTAACACCAGTTTCCTCTTCTCTTGTTTCCTTATCAACTACGTTCTCCAAATCAGTAAACTCAAGTGGTTGAAGCGTTTTAAAGTATAATTTAAGAGCTATACTGTTGTAAGCTAATATCTGGTCAAACGCATCAATCAAAAGTGTCTGAAATGGTCTAATAACAGTGTTATCCATTAAAGTACTTGCAGTCTTAAGTTCCTCTGCATTATTTCCAAGTCCAGAGCTGTCCTTGATTCCCAGAAGCATTGGAGAAACTACTCTGTGTGCTACCATTATTTTCTTACCGCTCTCATCTGATAAAAACTGATACTGATTGTGAGCATCACTTAACTGGATTGGCTCAATAGTTGCTGCACTTTCTGGATTGTCGTTAAAAGCCAGGATAAACTTACCAGCGTTGGAGCTGCCAGAAAATTTAGAGTAAATACGGTTTTCTAACATTTGTCGCTCTTCGGCGTTAGGTGTACCATTGTTAAAATTAATTAGCATACTTGGTGCTAAACCATTGAGGATGTTATTGAGATGATAGTTGCTTATCTCTTCCTCAAGCTCTGCGTATTGAAGACCACCTTGATAATCTGGAGAGGAATAGTATTTGTATCCAGCTCGATACGGTTTTACATATACAATCTCGATTGATTCATTTGAATAACCAAAAGCTGGTATTCTTGTGCAGTCATCCGCTCTCTTTACTTTAGTCCAGTTATCTGAATAGTAATACGCTTCAACCTCTCCTTTCTCATTGCACTTCTCTGCCCTCAAGTTCTCCACTGGAATATGCTCTACTCTTGCAACAGTCTTTCTGTCCTTTGAGTATATCACTTGCATGGAGCATTGTCCCATAAGCTTCAAATCGTAACAGAGCTTTCTTACACAATCCTTATGAAACAAAGAAATCATCTTTGCGTATTGCTCTGGCTTTCTGTTTGAATCTAAAGCATCCAATCCTTTTCCATATATCATCTCCGATACTCCGTTGATAATAGCATTGTTTGTTGGACTTCCATTATATCTGTCAATAAGATACTGGAAATAATTATTGTCGTTTCCATAAGCAACCCACTCTTTGTTGGATTTCTCCACAATCTCTGGACTGGTATATGTGCTTAGATTTACTACTCTTAAATCATTCATAATATTATGTAATCGTTGTCATAACTATCCTCCTGGACATACTCTCCACTATTAACAGAGTAATAATCGTTGTTGGATTGATTAATTGTTTGGTCTGTGCAAAATACTCTGTCTTTATAAATTACAGAGCTTCCATTCTTTACTTCCAACGTATAGAAATCTCCCTCCGTAAGCGTTCCAAAATCTGCTGTAAAAGTTGAGTAATTTCTGTCTGTTGAAGCTGTTGGAGTTATGCTTATATTTAATCCAGTGCTCTCACTTTTTAAATTAACAGTGATGCTACCAGTAATGTATTCTCTTGGAATTATCTTAAAAGATTTACTTCCGCTTGTTCCAATTAACTTCATATTAATATATAAACAAAAAAGAAATATTTTGCATGATAATTGCAAAAACACTTATATTTCTGGAATTTATGTAATAAGTATTTTACATAATTTTGTAAGAAGGGTTTTTTGTCAGTTCAAAGAACTCGGTTTTTTAATAGACCTATATTACAGAGAGCATAACAACTCGTAAAACGCTTAAAATTGCCCTTAAATGAGATGAATAAAAAGCATAAAAAAAGGGTTACCAATTAAGATAACCCCTTGAATATACCCTTTAATTTGCTCTAAATTAAGCGTCTGGATCTATCTGTAAACCATCCTCTTGCAAGTTGCTTACAAAGTATGGTGGAGCTACTTCTTGAGCTGTTGCAACTAAAGTAAACCCAGAAAGGTCACCCATTGCTGCACCACTTACGATTGTACCACCAGTAATTTCTGCACCGTTCTTATGTCCGATTAACAGTTGATTTCCATTGTAATCTTCTACCACGTAATGAGCTCTACCAGCATTCAAAAGTTTGATTTGCTCTTGCGTTGCTACATCAAGGAAAGTAAAAGTAATGTTTAAAGTTGTTTCATAAAAAGTCGTTCCATTCTCGCGAGAACTGTTTACTGCTGTTTCCAAAGAACTGTTACCTTTGATATCAAACTTAAAGAAATCTCCTCCAGTTGTTAAATCAATTGTTCCAGCATCATCAGAAAGAGCAGCAATCGTTGGGTCAAAGTCAAGAATGTAAATTGTCTTAAGACCTCCAACGCTATTCTTACAAGGTAATGAGCGACCGCTTGTTACTGCACATGCCATATTTTTAGTTTTTTATAATAAAAAAGGGTAGGGATATTCCCCACCCCTTTCTACGTTAGTTATTAATTTAATTATGCAAGCGTATAAAGAGCGATGTCTCCACCGATACCATACTGAACTCCAGCAGTTGCTCTCATTACTACTCTTACGTTTTGACTTCCATCTACATCGCTCATGTCAATAACCTTAACTTCTTGAGAATCTGACAATAAGCCAGTACCAAAGAATAAGTTTGACTTCTGTGCAGCAACCATGTGGTCTGCTGGCATTCCAGGAGCTCTAAAGATTTTGATCCCATCATAAAGCAAGTTGCTTAATGCTTGGTTGTTTCCTTTATTGTCATAACCATTAGCACCTACTCCAGCAGCAGCAAAACCACCTAAGTGACGTAAGTAAAGTTGGTAAACATTGTTAGGAACATAGATGTGTAAATCTTCTTGGTATAAAACACTGTTAGGAATAGCATCTACTAATTTTCCAATCTCTCCAGCGACATTCGCTGCTGTGAAAGCAGTTTCTGTTGTTGTAGCAAGGTTTACAGATGCATCAGCACCCATTAATACCGTAAGCCCATCAAACTCTCCAGCGTTAGCATTTACTCCACCCCAGATGTTTTGTTCTGTTTTTTGAGCTACTTTGTTTTGTTCTGTTTTTTGAGCTACTTTCTCTGCAACGTGAGAGATTAAGAAATCTGAAAATGATGGAGGAAGTTGATCAAATGTTGAATACCCCATCTCTACTGCTTCCCAGTCAGAACGAAAATCTTTCTTGCACAATTGTAAGTTTACTTGAAACTCCTCTGGTTGTAGGATTCTTTCTGTTAGTGTAATAGTTGAAGTTGGATCGAAGTCACAAGTTGCATCTTTTAAGATTGCATCAGTTGATACTTTTTTGATTACTTCTTTAAACTTAACGTTTGGTTTGATTTCTACCCCACCATTGTTAAGAGTTTCTCCGCTCAATAAAGCTGCTGCTATGTATTTACCAGCAAACTCACCAGCGTAAGTTGTTGTAATTGATGTTGTTGTTGCCATTTATTATTGATTTATTTTGTTAATTACTCGGTCTAAAATTGTTGTTGGTCTGTTAGAAGCTAATCTGTTAAAATTAACAGAAGCTTTATTTTCTGGATTTGCTTTGATTGGCTCTGCTGCTGGCTCATTAAGTTCAGCTTGTACATCTTCTGGAACTTCGCTCAATTCAGTTCTTTCATGCTTTGCAAGTTCCTCTGTAATAAGATTCCCTAAATCTTCTGAACTCATTTCCTCCTTTGGCTCAAGCATTGCTTTGATTTCCTCAATCATTTCTTTTACCTCTGCAAGTTCCTCTTTAGTAGCGTATCCCATCTCTTCCTTTTCTTCTTCTGCTGCTTCAACTTCTTCAACCTCTTCTTCTGTTGCTTCTGGAGTTTCCTCTTCTGCACCAGCTTCTTTGATTTCAGATATCAAACCCTCTTCTGCTACTACAAGCACTCTACCATCTTCAAGCTCATACTCTCCAATAGGTACAGCAACTTTCTCGTCTTCTGTAACAATGAAAACTTCTTTGCCAGCTTCAAAAGATTCTGCTTCCAAAACAGCACCGTTTTCCAACGTTTGTTGTTCCAACTTAATCTCTGTGGATAAGTTAAGAACGTCTTTGATTTTCTCGATCATATCATTCGTGTTCATATTAATATATAAGTGTTAAAAAATTAATTTGCATTTTTAAGCTTTTTTCTGGATGATAAACCACTCACTGCCATCACTCCAGATTTTTATACCCTCATAGGTTTTGTTAATCTCATAGTAATTTGTTGAGCCATCTAAAGTATCGCCACCGATTGGTGTTAGATAAACTCTTGTGTTAGTTACAAACCCACCATTTGAAATAAACCTTATTGCTCTATTTGTGTTATCCGATGCACTAGGTAAATTTAAAGTCATATTACCACTCGCACCACTCCACGTTAATCGAATCAACATAGCTTGTTCAAATATTGAAGAACTTAAATTTATAGTTTGCCCAGCTTCAACAGTTAAATTATAAGGCACTAAAGTATTCTTTATTTTATTTACTGTTGTTTGTTTTGTTTCGCCATTTTGTACAGCTACTAAAATTTCTGTACCTAATAAAGCGGTTGCGTTACTTAATTCAGTTATTTTCTTGTCTGCCATTATAACTTTATTTTAGAATTATTTTCTTGTAATATAAAACTCCTATCTTCTTGAAGCAAAAAATCTGCTGCTCTTGTTATGCTTCCAATACCTTGAGCTCTTAAGCTTCCATCACAACATTTAGTTGAATAAGTATTGTCCTCGCACAAACAAGCTCTTTTCTTTCCTTTTGGAGATGACTTTCCTGGAGTTATAAATTTTTTAAATCTTCTCATTTTATTGGAACACAGTTAGGTACTAATTTTCCGTTCTTCATCTTCATTCCATACTGTCTGTATCCAGCTTGACAAGGAGCTTCAAGATCAATCAAATCCAGTTCTTTTAATTTGCTAAGTGCCCAGCGTTTACCAGCTTTGCCACCCCATAAAAGATAAGAGATTGTTCCACATGCTTTTGTATTTCCCTCATCATAATACTCCTCTGCTCTTGAGAGATAAGAATACATACGCTTGATTGTTTGAACACTTATTGGTTTACCTTGAGCTAACTGTTGAGCTCTAACTTTACCAACTTGAGTTGCACATTTATTATTTACTTTCTCATTAAGCTCCAGACCTCGCTTTGCATTATTTTTTACTCCACTTGGATAATCAGAATAACTTTCAAGAATTGTTTTCTTTCCAGATTTTGTTCTCTTATCATTCTTGATAATAGCTCTTATCTCTTTCAATAAATATTCTGCTT